TTAGATTTGAGCAGTCTTACGTCAATTCCGAAAGGCTTCAATCCAACCGTAGGCGGTTACTTAGATTTGAGCAGTCTTACGTCAATTCCGAAAGGCTTCAATCCAACCGTAGGCGGTTACTTATATTTGAGCAGTGACTTAAAAAATAAAGTTAAAGTGAATAAGCCAAAAGAAAATATATGCAAAAAAATAAGAAAAGATATTGAACCGCTTTTGACGTGGAAAGACGGCAAATATAGAAAAATTGATGGTATTTTCTGCGAAATATTGAGTCAAAGAAAAAACATCATCAAATCAAAAACAAGAAACAAGATAGCATATATTTTTACAAAAGACGGCGTATATGCACACGGCAAGACTGTTAAACAGGCTTATCGTGATTGGTTATTTAAAACAAGCCCAAGAGACATGAGCCTGTATGAAAACTTAAAAATGGATGAGATTAAAGATATCAATTTCTGGGTTATTTGTTACAGAACAATAACCGGTGCTTGCAGTTTTGGAACTGAAAATTTTATTGAGCATACGGAGTTGAAAGAAAAAATGACACTTGCGGACGTAATTAAAATTACTCAAGGACAATACGGACATAATACGTTTGTCGAGTTTTTTAAGCAGGCATGAAATGAAACTCGTAACACAGATTATTAATATTTATAGGATTGACGGAATTGGGGTTTTAACCCCAAAAGAAGCTTTAAATAATAAAAACAAAAAGACGGAGGGGAAAAATGCAAAAAATTTTAAAAAGCAACTTACCATTTACGATATTAGAGCATGAATATACTTTTGGGGAATTACTTTCAATGGTTTTTATCTCAGCAACTCTTTTATTCGCTCTCTGGTGTTTTTTCGTAACTTTAAATTTAGTATTGGGGGTTAAGTAAGATGGCAATTTTTAGACAAATTCAAACATCTTTTTGGCAGGATCCTTTTGTTGAAAAATTAACTCCTGAAGAAAAATTTTTCTACTTGTATTTGATGACAAATTCAAAAACTTCCGCCTGCGGCGTTTATGAAATTACCAAAAAATTTATTGGAAATGAAACCGGATACAATCAAGAAACTGTTGAAAAATTATTAAACAGATTTACTGAATATGAAAAAATTAAATACAATGAAGAAACTTCTGAATTAATTTTATTAAATTGGTTAAAACACAATACGGTGAAAAGTTCTTCAACAAAACAATGTATTTTAAAAGAGTTAAGAACCATTAAAGACAATACTTTTAGTACATTTGTAGCTAATAAAATTAATGGGGGTGTAGACACCCCCTCCACACCCCCTCCACACCCCGTGGGGGAGAGAGAGATAGAGAGAGAGAGAGAGATAGAGAGAGAGAGAGAGATAGAGAAAGAAACATCTTCTACTGAAAAATTAGATTGTGCAAAAGATGATGATGATTTTTTAAAAAAATTCCTTCTTGAATTGGATATGTTAAAAAATTATCCGCATAATTCTGAGTTTGACAAAATTCTTTTTAATCAAATCATTGAATTTCAACCAAATAAGGAAAAAATTATTGAATTTACAAAAATTTGGGTAATAAAGGTTTTGCCCGAAAATCCGCTTGAAAACCCTCGAGGGCGTTTGTTGGCGTGGATAAAAAAACACTGCAAGGCCGAAATAAAAGCACAGGAGGCCGCAAAAGCAAAAGCGGAATCACAAAAAGCAAAAACCAAAGAACAGGAAGAAATCAAAGCAGAGCCAACTTTGGACGAAAAAATTAAAACAAGGGACGATGCACTGGTATATCTTTTTTCACAGCCCGAACAGGCTCGTGGTAAAACAGAATTTCAGCGGAATATTATGACAAAATTCGAGATTACAAAAGAAGAGATTAGGGGGCAGGCATGAAATTTTCAGGGATATTTGGGGAAATAGAACAAAAAATTAACGAATGCAAAAAACTGATTGTTTCAGTCTGCCCGATAAAAGATAAAAACGATTACTACATGGCTGGGAGTTTTGGAATATCCGCCGGACTTTCATTAATTGATGAGTTTATAAATTTGGACTCGGCAACGCCGGAAGAATTTGAGGAAACAAAAAATCTTACAATCGATTTTTTGAGAAAAGAAATTGTTAAAATCAGGCTCAAAAAATTTGTAAAACCAAACAACGTTACGGTAGCTGATTTTTCAAAAAGAGGTAAAGATGATTAACAATTTCACATTTGAACAGTTGGTTTTATCGCCGCTTACAAAAAGAGAAATAGATATTTTGATTTTATTGTCAAGTGGATATTCAAACTACAATATTTCAGAAAAATTATTTGTCGAAATGGACACAATTGATTCGCATTATAAACGAATGTTGAGCAAATTTTTTCTTGATTGGTTTGGTCATTGCAAATCAAAAGCTACAAAAAGAGTTAGAGCTTCATTAATCTGGAAAGAACATAAAGACAACATAGTAGAACAATCTAAATATGAAGGATTAATTCAATGATTGTAACACAGGAAGAATTTTTTAATACGGTTAAAAGGACCCGAGCTCACGAAATTGCTGAAAAAATTCGTGGCGATTATGACGGCTACAAGTTGTTTTGTCGTCATGAAGATAAAAATTCGACTATCTTCTTTCAAACAAAAAGCCTTTTTGGCAAAGACAAAAGAATAAAGGATATCGGAACGCTTTGCTATAACGCCGAAAAAGATATTATAACTTATTTCAAATATGGATTTGTTGAATCGGCACATAAATACAACAAAACCGACAGCATCGGAATTTGTTGGGATATTTTAAGACGTTTATCTGCTGCCGGCGACCAGATTTTAATTGCGGAAAGAGGCCAATTTAAACAAATAAAAAAATACTCAATATCTGTATGCAAGGCTCTAAGAATGGCAACACCGGAAAATTTTAAACATTTTCAGCAACAGGGGTTTGAAAAACAGGTTTTAATTCCCAAAAGTGAATTTAAGGAAATAGAAGGCAAAGGAGTAAAAAAATGATTTCAGCAAAAAAAGCGAATGAACAATCGGCGGTTAATGTCCTTCCGGTAGGGCTTGCAAAGGTTGAAAAACAGATTAAAAAGGCCATAAAAGAAGGCAAAAACGAATGTTTTTGTGCAGGATTGATGGCTCACATAATGATTAACGCTTTAATAGAAGCGGGATATACCGTAGAACAACAAATCGGCCGAGTAAAAATCAGTTGGTAGTAAGAAGGTAAAAATGTCCGATGAATTAATGACAAAAACAATAATCCGCAAACTTGTTGAAAAGTTCCTTGAGGATCTGATTAAAATTTCGGCAGAAAATGACCCAAAAATAAAAAACAAAAATTTAATGGATTACTACATCGGGATTGAAAAGATTACACAAAAATAGTGAAAGGGCAAAAAAATGAAAACAGAAATTAAAAAATTTAGATTTAATGATTATAAATTTGGGGAATTATACTCAAGGTTTGGTATAACGGCGACTCACTTTATGCCTTTTGATAATCAATCTTTGGAAAATTACGGCGATGCACAGGGGTTGACTGAAGAAGAATATTTGCAACAAATAAAAAATTATTTATATTCAACAGTATATCAGGGAATTAGATATTTTTTTGAAACACCTGAACAGCTGAAAGAATTTTGCAAAATGGTGGAGGGATAGCCGGCATGAGTAGGTACTTTAATCGAGATTTGGGGCGAACATTCGCCCAAAGAAAATGGACCATCACTGCGATTGAATGCTATAAACGCGGCTGTGTCTGTGATGGTTGTGTTTATCAAGATTTCTTTGATAAATCAAGTTCCGACCAAAAATGTCAAGTAAAAGCCTCCGTGGTTGAACTTGTGAGAACAATCGGACTGCCTGAGGATGTAGGGAGCAAGGGGGCTATAAATGCGTAAAATCGAAGTAACCTGTTCAAGATGTGGCGTTGAGTTTTATAAAAGCGAATATTACGCAAAACTAAGCACAAATCATTACTGTTCAAATAATTGCAGAAATAACGGCAGTAAGCCTAAAAACAGTTATAAGGGCGAAGAAATAAAAACAATAAAAAAGGGACATTATGAAAACATATAAACCACTAATTTTAAACGAACCAAGAGGCATAAACGAACTTGCTCAAATAGAAATAGAGTATAACGAACTTGTCGAGCAAAACAAAAAATTGCAAGCAAAACTAAAAAGCCGGAATAAAAAACAAGGAGGAAAGATGTCAGAGAAAGAGATACGCTTAAAGCCAATTGTGGTATTTACAAAAAAGCAAATTGAAGAAATGAAACAGTTAGGAATATTTGAAAATATAAACAATAGCTATGAAATAAAAATAATTGGAGGAATACAGGACTATGCCAGATAAGAAAAAATACATTAAATATAAAGTAATAATGAACGGCGGTATATTTTATTCTGATACTTTAAGCGGTGCGAAAAATTTTATGAAACTGCAAAAGAAATTAGACCCTGACTTTAAAATGACCTTAGAAGAAAATGAGAGGTATTTAATGAAAAATAAAGAGATTGGAGATATGGTAATGTCAAATAAAGAGATAAAAGAATTTAAACAAGAATTATTAGAGCAAAGATTAAAACTTGGCTTGAACCAAAAGCAATTTGCCGAAAAGGTTGGATTACAAAGGACTTGTATATCTATGTATGAAAGCGGAGCAAGAAAACCAAGTAAACTTGTAATTTCTAAACTTGAAAGTATTTTAAATTGCGAATTTTCTTATAAAAAGTTGAACGCTTCTGATATATACAAGCAACTCCGCCAAAAAGAGCAGGAATGCGAAGTTCAAACAAATTTAGCAAAAATAAATAATGACGTTATTGTTAAATTACAGTCTAAAAATACCGCCCTACAAAAGCAAGTAGACAGAATGAAATCATCATTAGAAAAAATAAGAGAAATAGAATTACAAGAGCTAGATATTGACTGGGACGAATATGAAGCAGGATGCAGAGAAACTGACTATAGCTCAATTATAACTTACTGCGAAATCGGATTAGGAGAAACAGAAGAATGACAGATATGTGTAAATTCTATAAGTCACCTAGAATATGTATGAACAAAAATTCTTGTTGTGAGCAATCAATCGCAGATGAAAAAATTTGTAAAAGTAGTCTTTATTATTGCTTGGATTTACAAAAGCAAGTGGATAACCTAACAAAAGAAAAAGACTGTATCGCCCAAAGCTTTGCCGGGTGTTTAAATGGTTCTGTTTTTAACAAACAAACTGATTTAAAAATGAAAAATATCAAGCTGCAAGAGCAAGTGGATGAGCTAAAAGAATTAGAATTAGGGAAATGCTTTTACTGTGAAAATAAATTGATTAAGAAAAACATTGCCCTACAAAAGCAAGTGGATGAGCTTACTAAAAAATGTGAAAGTTATGTTTGTAATGCAAATTGTTATAAATATGTACAAGCCCAATCGCTCCTCTCCGAAAAACAAATATTGAAGGAAAAATTACAAAAATCCTTATCTTGGAATATGGATTGCGAGAAACGTATACAAATATTGGTTGAGGAAAATAAAAAGCTCAAGGAATATCACAAAAAGACTACCGGCATTGTAATTTCTGATTTTACAGATAAACCAACTCTTATATCAATGGGAGATGTTGAGTTTGTCGAAAAATCTAGGCTTGATACAGCACTTGAAGGGTTGGAGAAGATAATAGAAGTTCAAGAATGCGGATGCTCCAAATACGGCACAAAGGTTTTTGATAGCAATGGTGAGGTAGGAACTTGTAGCGGGGCTGAACATAAAGGTTATTGTGATGTCTGCCAGTTTGACATAGCCAAACAAACAATAGAAAGGGTTAAATGATGACAACAATCGAATATTTATTAAATAAATTCCCTGTAACTTTGCAAAAAAAATATAAAGAAAAGTGCAATTGTCAACGTCACGACATAGAAAAACTTTATAATTTTGAACTAATAATTGAAGTTACAGGTGGAACTGATATCAAAGGAAAATGGACTACACGCTATTGTATGTATTTTAGAGGAGGCGTGTCGGGTTACTGTCGAGATAAAATTATAGGTCCGGTAGGCGGTATTGGTTTTTTAACCCAAAAAGAAGCATTAAAAGAGTTATTACGATACAAAAAGGAGATAAGGAACTAATGAAAAGTAAAGAAAAAATACCATTCGGCTCAAAAATAATATTTAAGAATGAAAGCCACTGCTTATATGGTAAAGAATTATGTTGCGTAGGAATTTGCAAAAATGCAATTGCGGTTATTGAATGGGAAAATCGAGGCGGATATAATTTTGATTTTTATACCGTTAAAGATTTGAGCGACATTGAAGTTTTAGCACAGTAACGAGGTTAACGGCATAATTTGCCACTAACCTAAAACAAAGTATAGAAAGGATTTAAGAGATATGGAAGATAGATTTAAGTTTAGATTTTGGGACACTAGAGATAAAGTTATGAGAGATTTAACTTGTCATTTTTCTCATAAACTAGATGATTATGCAGAAGAAAACAGACTTATGCAATGCACAGGCTTAAAAGACAAAAACGGAACGCTGATTTATGAGGGGGATATAGTTAGATACAAAAACGATATTGAGCAAACTTATGAAGTTATTTATTGTGATATGTGTGTAGGTTTTGAATTATATTGCCACAATAAATACTGGACAGAGGGTGATTGTTACAATTCTAATGGTGAATATGTAGATTTTGGCTGTATGAATTGTGAAAATTGCGACAGTTTAAAGAGAAAAGATTACACAGATATCGAAATCATTGGCAACATCTACCAAACCCCCGAACTACTTAACGAAAGGAAGTGAGAAGATGAAAAAAGTTTATACAGACAAACACGGAGAAAAAATCAATTACGGCGATATTTTAAAATGTGATTTTATGGAAGCTGAAAGCAAAAAAGATTTTGCACCTAAAGCACCATTTGTAATGCTAGTAGAATATGATGACAACAAAGATATGTTCTATATTTCGGGAATGGATGATTTCGTTGAAATATCGGAATTTCAAAGACCAAATAGTGCGGTCAATATAAATGGAATGTATAAATTAGATTGCCTAGAAATATTTGCTAATAGGTGCGTTTATGAAAACAATTTGAATTATTTTAACCAATGAAAGGGGAAGGGATGAACTTAAAAGAACTTAAAAAAAGAATAGATGCTACATATAAATTTTGTAGAAATCCTGAGGAAGTCAATGTTTGCATAACAATTAGCGAACCGAGTATGGGCGGTAGGGCAAAATGTAATGTAAAAGGTGTCGGACGTGGAATAGATTGGGAAAGAAATGATTTTAGAATAGAACCAGAAATTATTTTAACTAGAAAGAACAACGAAAAGGGGGAATAGGTAATGTTGATATATTTAATTGCGATTGAGGATAAGCCGGCATGAGAATTAATAACGAAAATGGACTTAAGGGTTTGGATGATTTTAATCTGCGTGCGGCGGATCCCGTTTGTTCCGATTGTGAACCTTCAAAATGTGATGATAAAGATTGTGATGTCTATCTAGATTTTTGGGGTGTGCAGGTTCAAGAAGTTCATGGTGAATGTGTTAAAAATACGGAAGACGGAAAAATTTATTCTGTTGAGCCTTATTCAATCGTTAATTTTGACAATTGCATTCCTATGCAAAAGTGGGTTGAAGGGATTAATAAAAAAATAACGGTCGCCGAATGGGCAGATAAATATAAAAAACTTACTCCACATTATTCTGTAGAAATTATAGAAAAAATATCCGTTTTGGAAAAAGTATTAAAACAAGCCAAAGGCAAGGCAAAACGGAAAATAAGACGACAGTTAAAAAGTTTAAGGGGGTCAAATTGTGGTAAAAAGATTTGAGGGGTTAATAACGATTACCCAAATAGCAGAAAAAACAAATATTTCACGACTTACCGCTTTAAGTATTGTTTGCAGGTCTGATTTTGAAAAATTTAGGGCAAAGGGAACAATCAAAAATGTTTTTTATAATTTTCCCGGATTTTGGAAAGAATTTAATTTAATTTTGGATATAAAGAAAAAGAAAATGGGGCTGTTTAATAAATGTAGGAAAACAAACAATGAAATATAATTTTAGCAAAAAGAGAAACGATTATATGACACCGCCGGAGTTGATTGATAATTTATTGAAAGAAATCGGCATAGATAAATTTGACCTTGATGTCTGCTGCTCTCAAATAAATATCCCTGCATTTCATCATTGCCTTGATGGCGTAAAAGACGGTTTGGCTTCCCATTGGTTAAAACTTAACTGGATGAACCCACCTTTTGATGTTTGCGACAAATGGGTTAAAAAAGCCGTCAAAGAGCAAGAAAAAGGAAACACCACTTATTCACTCATTCCGGTGCGGACTGAAACGAAGTTCTGGCATGACCACATTCTTTTTAATCCCAATGTCGAAATCCGATATTTGCGTAAGGGTTTGTGTTTTATTGACCCTGAAACAAGCAAGCCGGTACAAATGGAAGTAACGCACAAGAAAACGGGCGAGAAACGCCTCGTGGACGGTGTGTATAAAAACGCTCTGGCGATTGTAGTATTTAAAGGACACAAGGGTGCAACGGAACAATTGCCATTGACACAATACTCAAAAGCAGATATTTTTGACGAATATTTTTAAATATCCGGCATGGCAATCTTTGAAATTTTATTAAATTAAAAATACCTTCAAAAATCCGACACTATATATAATTGAATTTGGCAGGGTTCAGAGGGGGTAAAGTATCAACTTTTTTTATAAATTATCCCCGAAGTCATGGCATTTTCTAAAATTTACCTAATATTAGGTAAGACAAATCAAATTTTATAGTTTATACTCTATTTAGAGAAATCGATTTTGATTGCTAATCGAGCAGATGTTTTTAAAACACTGTATACTGCCTTAGAGCGGTGAAGCGTAATCAAAATAAAAGTTGAATAGCTGTGTCCTTTTTTGAGGGCATTATTTTTGTTGAGCAACTAAGAGGGGTTTAAATATGATTGAGTGCAGCTGTGGAAGAAAAAGAGCATCCATTAAATATGAATTAGAATCGCATGACGGATTTTTTGATTGTGTCATGAACGTAATTTATGAAAAATGTCCCTGTGGCAAATTTATACTTGAACTTGAACGAACAAACAAAGAAGGCAGACAAAAACCAAAAAGATTTTATGGAAAAGAGGCCTATGAGATTCATGATAAGTTGGAAAAATCAATTTTACATAAAATTGGCAGTTCCAATGTAGTATGCGGGCGATTTTATCTTAATTATGGCGAATATGGCAAAAAGAAAAGATGTTACTCAAATCTTTCAACTTTAAAAATGGGCCGGCTCGACAATACAATCGGATTCCAAAAAGAAGGACTTTTGAAAGCCGGATGATGAATTTTACAGTTTCAAATCGTGCTTATCTTAAAAATGTTTTAAATCATTTCTTGGCAAACTATAATGACGGAAAAATATACAGAATTTTCTTTGAAGAAATAAACGATACAAAAACCAGAGACCAACTCGGTTATATTTTCGGCGGATTATTCAAAGCTATTAAAATATTTTTTGCCAATCTCGGTCATGACTTTTCAGTCAAATTAATTAAAGAATGGATTTATGACGAGGTTGGAGTTTCTGAATTAAGTTATTTGCCAAATGGAAAGCAAAAAGAGGTTATAAAAACCCTCTCTCAAATGAATAAAAAAGAAGCGTCCGAATTTATCAACAAAGTCCTCTTTTTTATTGATGAATCAGAGGCATTGCAGGATTTGGTTTTACCGCCTGAATTGCGTTATTGTTGGACGTTGCACGTTGATTTAACAGATATAGAAAATGTTTATACAGACCCAAGATGGTGGGAAGAACACGAAAAAGACAAACAGTTTTTAGGTTATCAGGCTCAACAAACTTGCATAAGATGCGGTAAAAAGAGCGTGCAGGTTCACCATATACAAAAAGGCAGCGGATATGCTAAGAAAAATCCCGATTGGTTTACGATTCCTGTATGTTATGAGTGCCACATTGAACATCTTCACAGTGATGTTGCTGAAGGAAACTTTTTAAAAGAAATAAAACCGATAATCGGGAATTTAGATATCCAAGATTTTTGTAGGATTAATTACAACCGTTGGTATTGGCATTTATTTATGAATACGTCGGAACAAAAGGCTTATACTCAGCAATTAGCTGAGAAATTTAATAAATAACAGGTGAGGCCTAAGCCTCAAATATATCGTTGCTGAAACAACTTTATATTTAACCATATTGACCTATGATTACCTGCACAATAAACATAATTCAAAAAGTTTAATAGTGCATGATATATTCGGAGGGTTTTATGGTTAGGAAAAAATTCGGCGGATATTTAGTTAATTGGGTTGGCGGCAAAAGATTACTTCGTGAAGCAATTTCTTATTTAATCCCTGAAAACATAAATTCATATATTGAACCTTTCGGTGGTGGCGGTTGGGTTTTGTTTTATTATAACCGTTGGGCTGACCTTGAGGTCTACAATGACCTTGATGGTAGGTTAGTTAACTTATTCAGGGTGGTTAAGTATCATCCTTGCGAATTGGCTCGTGAGATGTGTTACCTCCTCGCCTCTCGTGAACAATTTGCTGAAGCGATTAAGTTTGAAGGTTACACAGATATTCAAAGGGCTTGTCGGTTTATGTTTTTGCTTACCCGATCATTCGGTGGCAGAGGCAATCACTTCGGAGTTTCTTACGAAAGCAGTATCAAAAGTGCAGGCGGAATCATTGAACGTATTGATACAATCTGTAAGCGTTTAGATAAGACAATCATTGAACATTTATCAGCGTTTGATTTAATACCTCAATATGATACAGATAAAGCTTTCTTTTATTGTGACCCGCCTTATAGTTGCGGGGCAGGCTACGAAATAATATCAACCAAAGACTTTAATCACGAAAGATTGAGAGACGTTCTAAAAAATATTAAAGGGCGGTTCTTATTGAGTTATGATGACGCACCGATAATAAGAGAATTATATAAAAAGTTTAACATTATAGAAATAGAAAGAATGAACGGCATTAACCGTAAAAACGTTAAGAATAACGTATTTAAAGAGCTTCTTATCTGCAACTATGATGTTAATAAAATTGACGGACGTTGGCAAGTTGATAACCATAAGTTTAAGCAGGAGGGATTATTTGGCTAAGGAATAACATAAAAATATCAGACTATGACTTGATAATAAAAGTTATTTTATTGATGGATAGTTCTTGGCAGTCTTTAAGCCAACCCATTTCCAATCGGCTACAACTCAACAGGCGTGGGCATTTCAAAAAAGGTACTTCCCCCACCCCCTACCCATTGCGGGTAAGGTAACCCTCGAGGGTTTTTTAAATATAAAGTTTTTAAATGGTGCATGTTTTGCATGTTTAAGGGTTGTAGTGCAATAAAAATAATACTTTATGGGTTTATGCATTATAAAAGCGTGCATGTTTGAAGGTAATATGGCAAAAAGTAAGGATGTAAAAGTAATTTCTGAAAAAGTTTGTGTTTCGAGTGCTGCTCTTTATGAATTATTTGGAGTAGACGAATCAACTATTGTCAGATGGGGTCAAAAAGGTTGCCCCAAAATTCAGCGTGGATGGTGGGCCATTCAGGACGTGCTTATCTGGCGGAGTGCTTCACTTACCAGTGCAAATGTTAAAACTCCTGATGATATTGAAAATTTACCTTTGGCGGAAAAGAAAACCTATTATGAAAGCAAATTAAAAGAGGCCCAATTAGAAGCCATAGACTTAAAAAATGCCATAGCGAAAGGTGATTATATTCCTAAAGAAAACATTATTGCAGAATTACAAAGGGTTTTTACTATTTTAAAGCGTTCAATGCAAGGTTTTGGAAATAAAATTGCCATGGAATTATCACCTTTTGTCAGTCCGATTGAGGCAAGGCGAATTAGTAAACTTGTCAAGGATAATACAAATAATGCCCTTGAGCAAATAAGTATAGACGGCGTTTATGAAGCAAGAAAAACAGGAAAAAACAAAATATAATCCTCCTGAATGGATTAAGGAAGCTCTTTCAACATTAAAACCGCCTGAAAATTTAACAGTTAGCGAATGGGCCGATATTTATAGAATATTGGATGTAAAAACATCAAATGAACCCGGACGTTGGAGTACTTCAAGAACCCCTTATCTAAAAGAAATAATGGACACCTACAATGACGCAGATATAGAAGAAACTGCGTTTTTAAAACCAACACAAGTAGGCGGGACTGAATGTTTAAATAACATAACAGGCTACATAATTGCCCAAGATTCAGCATCTACTATAATCGTTTTACCGACGGGAGATATTGCTGAATATGCTTCCAATAGTCGTATTAGGCCAATGATAAGGTTATGCCCCGAATTAAGCAAAAAATTTCTTGAAAATAAAAGTAAAATTTTAGAACTGCAATTTTCCAACGATATGGATTTATCTTTTGGTTATGCAGGTTCTGCGACATCATTATCTTCTAAACCAAAAAAAAATGTACTTGCGGATGAAATAGACAAAAATCCTAAATTTGCAGGTAAGGAAGCTGACCCTCTAAGTTTGGCAACTGAACGCCAAAGAACATTTACATTTGATAAATTTACTTTTAAAACATCAACACCTACAACAAAATTAGGACCTATATGGCAAGCATGGGAACGTGCGGACGTTCGGTGTAAATTTTATGTTCCTTGTCCTCATTGTGGGCATATGCAAAATCTGAAATTTAAAGGTGGTATTAAATGGCCTGAGGGGGCAAAGACAGCGGAGGAAAGACGGGCAACGGCTTATTATGAATGTGAAAATTGTAAGGGCATTATAACAGATATTCATAAACCGCAAATGCTACGTTCCGGCATTTGGAAAGATGAAATCACCGGCAAAAATTTTAAAGATATAACAGAAAATAAAAGAAAAGTGGCTTTTACTATTAATGCCATTTATTCACCTTGGGTAAGATTTGGTGATGTAGCCTATGAATTTACCCAATCGAAAAATTATCCCGAAAAATTAATGAATTTTGTAAATTCTTGGCTTGCCGAGCCTTGGAATCAAACCGAAGTAAAAATGAATTCAAGCATTGTTCTTGATAGAGAAACAAAATACGAAGAAAATATTATTCCGAATGAAGCATTATTAATTACGTCCGGAATTGACGTACAAAAAGACCGTTTTTATTTTACGGTTCGTGCATGGGGTTCATACATGACGAGCTGGAATATTACTCACGGGATGGTATCCAGCTGGAACGAGCTTGAAGATATATTAAACAGACCATTTAAAAAGGCAAACAATCAACTTATGCAGGTAAATCTTGCGGCGATTGACTCAGGCGATCAGACAGATGAGATTTATGACTTATGTGCAATGAACCAAGATTGGCTTGTGCCAATTAAGGGAAGTTCAAGACCTTTATTGTCAAGATATAAAGTGAGCATGATTGACAAAGTTAATTCCAAAGCTAATGGAATGAAATTGTATATGGTCGACGGGGGTCAATATAAAGATATGATTGCCGGACGTCTAAATCGTCCGAATGGCAAAGGCTCTTGGATGGTGCATAGTAATTGTGACTTGGACTATGCAGAACAAATTTGTTCAGAAGAAAAAGTTCCGGGTAAAAATGGTGTTTTTATTTGGCAACCAAAAGTAAGTAACGGGGCAAACCACTATTTAGACTGTGAAGTCTATGCAGCACTTGCGGCTGATTTATTACAAGTCAGATATTTGCAGGAAGAACCGCAGCAGCAACAACCGAGTGAAAAGAAGCAACAAAATCAAAGCGGTTTTATCAAAAATACCGATAGTTGGATACATAATTCAAGCAACTGGATAAGGTAAAGATTATGACAACGCAAGAGCAATTAAATCAAATAAATAGTGCAATAACTGCTATTGAAACCGGAGCTCAAGAGTATAGTATCAATAACAGAAAATTCAGACGTCCTGATTTATCAATTCTTTATGCTGAAAGAAAAAGGATTGAAAATATACGAGATAACAACGACGGAATATACTATACAAGATTTGATGGTAGATAGATGACAGATAAAATCAGTTTAATAAACAGGGCTTTAATTCATTTAAACCCTGAATTTGCATATAAAAGAATAGCTTGGGAAAATTACATTCGCTCCGCATATGATTCCGGAAGCAACCGTCATCAAAATTCGGGTTGGCATGTTGTAAATAGCCCCGCTGAAATGACCAATCAGGGTGAAAGAGACATTATTCGGGCACGTACTCGTGATTTGGAACGTAACTCCAATATGGCTGAGTCTATTGTCCAAGCTTTTGAAAGAAACGTTGTCGGAACCGGAATTACTTTGCAGGCACGTGTAAAAATTTCAGAAGAAGAAGAAAATGAAGTTTTAAACAAACAAATAGAAAAGAAATTTAAGCAATGGAATAAGAAAAAATATTGCGACATTAGCGAGCGTCAATCTTTTACAGAATTAGCACAAATGGCCATGAGACGTTTAAAAGTTGATGGCGGAATTTTATTTATAAAAATTTATGATACAAATTCCCCTTATCGATTTAAGCTTCAAGCGAGAGAAATAGACGACCTTGACTCAACAAAATTTTATAGAGGGTCTGGCAATGAAAATTATATTATTAATGGGATTGAAATAGATAAATTCAATAGGCATGTAGCTTATTGGATAAGAACTACTTCTCCGGATGGTCTGTATACTAAAGAATCTCAAAAAATTCCGGCAGAAAATGTTCTTTATTTACAAAGAATAAAACGGCCATCACAAATCAGGGAAATTTCAGAACTTGCACCGACGGCAAACGAAGTTAAAAACGTTAACGAATATATTGAGGCAATAAGTATAAAGGAAAGAATACTCGCTTGTTTTTCTATATTTATTAAGAAAAACACCGCCCCCGGTGGAGTTGGTCGAGGATTTGCAAATACAAATACTAATAAGCCCACTAATGCAACAGAACCAAAAGAAAAAACAATTGCTCCGGGAATTATTAATTATTTGGAACCGGGCGATGATATAGCAGTTGCAAATCCAAACGGACAGGCAACAAATGCAAAAGAATTTGTGATGTTTAATCAGAGGCTTACCGCAAGCGGGCAAGGGCTTTCTTATGAAACTGTTTCAAGAGATTTATCACAGGTTAATTATTCTTCTGCCCGTCAAGGTTTACTGGACGACCAAATTACGTACAAAGTCCTTCAAAAATTTTTAATAGAAAACCTTTTTGAACCGGTTTATGAAGAATTTATGGAAGCAATGTATTTGACGGGTCAACTTGATTTGCCCGATTTTTATAAAAATAAAGAAAAATATTTAGAATGTGATTGGATAACTCCGGGCTGGTCTTGGATTGACCCTCTAAAAGAGGTTAAAGCCAATGAAGTTGCATTAAATACCAATCAGATGACTCTTGCGGAATTGGCGGCTTCAAACGGCAAAGATTGGCGAGAGGTTATGAAACAACGTAAAAAAGAAAAAGAACTTGAAAAGCAATATGGTTTAGAACCGAAGGAGACAAGCAAAAATGATGAAGAAACAGACAAACTCATCAATGAGGACACTGACTCGAAAAAAACTTCATAGAGATTTTTCTACAGAAGAAATGTTTCATAGAACTTTCGCGATTGAAACAAAAGCAATAAAAGAAGATGAAAGACGTGTAAGCGTATCTTTTTCTTCAGAACAGCCATATTCAAGATATTTCGGGGTTGAAATATTACAGCATGATGCTAACAGTATTGACTTTAATAGATTAAACGAAATAGGTGTCAGTTTATTCAATCACAATCGAGATTATATTCTCGGAAAATTGGAAAATATAAAGCTTGACGAGGCAACAAAAAAAGCTTACTGCGACATTATTTTTGATGATGATGATGAGGCTGAAAAAATTTATAGAAAAGTATCATCCGGCACTTTAAAAGGTGTATCAGTCGGCTATTTTGTTGACTGTTGGGAAGAGGTTGCAGCAGGCAAAAAATCATCCAACGGACGATTTGAAGGACCTGCATATATTGCAACAAAGTGGACACCGTTCGAGGTGTCAATAGTAAGTGTTCCTGCTGATGATGCTGTCGGCGTGAATAGAAATTTAGAAAATAACATTATGTTAAACAACAAAGAAAGGACAAAAAAAATGGACCCAGAACAACTTAAGAAAATGCTAGCTGAAGCATTAGAAAAACAACAAACAGCAGAACAAGTAAAAATTGTCGAGGATTTAAACGCTCAAATCAAAAACCTTGAAGATGCAGCTGTTAAATCTGATGAGGAAGTAAAAGCCGCTGAATTAAAAGGCGAGCAGAAAGCTTTTGAAAAGGCTGAATTATGCCGTAAATTTGAATTAAAATTGGAAGATTTTAAAGAAAAATCTATTGCAGATGTTAAAGAAGCCGTTCTTAAAAAGTTTGAAGAAACGAAAATAGCACTACCCGGTTCGCAGAATGTTCAAATCATTGCTGAAGAAGGTGACAAATTCAGAACTGCAGCAGTTGACGGACTCTTAATCAGAGCCGGTCATAAGATTGAAAAACCTGCTGAAGGTGCCAACGAATTTAGAAGCATTGGACTTCAAGATCTGGCAAGAGAATGTTTATCTCGTGAAGGCGAAAATGGTATTTTTAGAATGTCACCTGATGAATTATTCAGAAGGGCATTAACTCCTTCATCTGCCTTTATGTCAATTGTTGACAACGTTGTCAGCAAATCAATGTCGGATTATGCGACTGCATCTACAACTTATCAATTATGGACCGGCAAGGGGACAAACAAAGACTTCAAAGAAGCAAGACACTACAGAATGTCTGAAGCAGGCAAGCTTGAATTAGTTCCTGAAGGCAGCGAAGTTAAGTTTGATAAACTAAAAGATGAAAAAGTAACAAAATCCGTTGCTACTTATGCCAAAAAATTTGGCTTAACTCGTGAAGCATTTATTAATGATGACTTGAACGTTATTTCTAAAATGCCTGTAAAATATACAAGAGCGGCATATCAAACAATTAACGCCCTTGTTTATAAAATTCTTACAGCTAATGCGGCTATTTATGACGGAGTTAATTTATTTGATGCTTCTACTCATAAAAACTTAGCTTCATCAGGAACCGCAATTACAACCGCAGCATTAGCAACGGCAAGAGCCGCTATGAAAAAGCAAAAAGATTTAGGTGCGAAGGTTGCATTAAATCTAACTCCACAATTTATAATTGTTAGTCCTGACAAGGAACTTGAAGCTGCCCAATTATTAAAATCTTCATCAGATCCTTCGGGTACAAATGCAGGAGTTGCAAACATCTATCAAAACTTAATGCAAATTATTGTTGATGCAGAATTAACAGGAAATGCATGGTATTTAGCGACAAATGCTATGGATTGTGACACAATTGAAGTCACAAATTTGAGTGGCTATGAAACACCTCAATTAACAAGCAGAATCGCAACTGATTTCTTGGGAATTGAATACCAAATATTGATGGACGCAGGTGTTACCGCTCTCGACTTTAGGGGACTATACAAAAACGCAGGAGCGTAGTTTAAACTAAAAATAACAATAAAACGGGAATTAGTTATAATTCCCGCTTTATTAAAAATAAAACAATAAAAAATGTAATTACAAAATTAAAGAAAGGATACAAAAATGACAGCAGTAAACTCATTTATCCAAGAAGGCAAATCCTTGGATTATACAAATTCAGGTTCAACTACCATAAACTATCTTGATATAGTAGTAGAAACAGATAGAATTTTTATCGCAAATTGTACAATTGTGGCAGGAGCAACAGGTTCGGTACTTACCGAAGGAGTTTTTGAATTTCCTGCAGTAACTAATGCAGCATTTACATTCGGTCAAAAACTTTATTATAATGCTACAAGTGGAGTTATAACCTCTATGGCAGCCGGTAATATTTATGTCGGTTATGCTGTGGAAGCAAAAGCAACCGAAACGGCAACAATAAAGGTCAAGTTGGTTGATGTAAATTCGATATCTAAATTAGCAAATCAACCGGCTTCTGTTGCAACAACAGTTGCGGGAGCTGTGGCAGACTTGAATACATTAATTGCGGCACTTAAAACTAAAGGTTTTATGACACCAGACGCGTAATAATCTAATAAATTAAAATAAATAAATTTGCAGAGGCTAATTAAAGCCTCTGCATTTATTTGGAGTAATAAATGTTTCAAGAAAATTTATACGTATTTGTTAATGATATGGGCAAAGATTTAGAATTTACTCTATCTGATGGCGTAATTTTAAATAAAGATATAAACGGTAACCAATTAAAGGGTATTTTTGACAATTCGTATGTTGACAGAAACCTCGGCAATATGATAATTCCGACAGAATCACCTATGCTCACATGCGTAAGTGCAGATATAATCACAGTAAAAAAAAATAATGCAGTCTTAATTAACTCTGATAATTATAACATATCAAATATTCGACCTCCCAGCGATGGTATGAGTATTTTGGAACTTGAAAAACTATGACCGGAATTTTTTTAGACATTGACCAGTCAAAATTGGATGATATTGTTAAAAATTTTGATGCTTCAAAAAAAGTGCTTGATGAAGCCGGCAAAAAAGCCATTTCAAAGACTGTCAATTGGATAAGACAGACTGCACTTGTCGAAATAGAAGCAAAAACAAAGGTTCCCAAAGCTGTTTTAAGCTCAAGAGCAAAAGTATATCTTGATAAGGATAAGGCATGGTTTGGTGCTTATCGTATAAATTTTATAAGATTAGGTGCTAAACAAGTGGCAGGAGGCGTACAGGCCGGAAGTATTTTTATACCGGGGGCCTTTATTGCTAAACTTCGAGATGGTGCGTCTGAAGGGGTTTATAAAAGAAAAGGGAAAGCAAAATTTCCTGTCGTTGGGTTTAAAAAAGTTATTGCTCAAGACGTTGAAAACGTCGTTAAAAATGATATTTTAAACAAAGTTAATGACAAATTGCTTGAAAATTTGAAAGAGGAATTGTCCGAATGGGAAATCAACAAGAATTCATAGCATATAAAGATGGCATTGAAACAAGTTTAAAGGCACAATTTCCAAAACTAAACGGCGATGATATAGATGTAAAAGTTTTTGCTAAATTTCCGGAGGAGGAATTTAAAAAACCTGCTATCATTTTGGGTTTACCTTTAATGGAAAAATCATCTTTATCCACGCAGGAAACATTTTGGCTGAATGTAAACAATAGTGCCTATATTGTCACCTCGGTTATAAAGGATACGTTTGCATTTGAGGCACAGCAACTTTCAGTTAATTTGGGGAATTTTATAGAAAAAAACACATGGGGCAATAAAGCATTTCCTGCGAATGTAACGGCCATTCTGCCGGATGAACATCCACTTTTAGACCCACGAAAATGTAATGTACAAAGAATAGATTTCACTCAACAATTACAGATATTAGATAAAAACTAGCGGATTGCGAGCAGAGAGCGAAAGACGAAACCACGCTTTCGTCTGTAGGCTCGTTTAACGCGAGCAACCAAGAAAGAAAGGACAAAATTATGACATTATCTACACAACTTTTAGCATTAGGAATTACGGATGCCAAAATAGCACCTGTAACAGCTAACACTTCATCCAGTTACACAATAGGGGCATATACCAGTATTCCCGGCATTAAATCAGTTGATGTAACCGCAAAAACTAATTCTAAAGAAGCAACCGGAGACGAAAAAATTATGGGTAATTTTATAATCAAACAAGGTTTTGATATAAAGTTCGAAAATCAAATGCTTGATTTGGCCGCCATTGCTTTAATAAACGGTTCAACTTTAACACAGACCGGTACAACTCCAAATCAGGTTAATTCATTGATTGATAAAGGAAGTGATGTTCCGGCAATATTTAACCTTAATTTTAAAACTAATTATGTACAAGGGCAGGCCGCAGATACACATTTCGAATATTATTGTGTTAGTGGAATTTTAGAAGTTGGGGTAAAGTCCGGGGATTATTATTCTTGTTCATTTACCGGAACGGCTTATGCTCGAATGAGTGACGGTGCGTTTAGAAACCAAACCCTTAATGAAACAGTGACAGATATAGCCATACCTGGTTCACTAACTCTTACAAGTAATATTGTAAAAACTAATTCAGGCGGTACAATCGGCGGTACATTGGCAGGAACGACCTTCTTAAGCAAGGCGGCTGCTGAAACAATCGGAAATTATACAATTGCAGCAGGAACTACAGGCTTGACTGTAAGTGCCATAACGTACATAAATCCAACTACTGTTGTGTTCACTTGCACAGGTACAGCCGCAGCAGGTACTATTTCAATAACGCCGAAGATTGCAGCTTGTACAAACGGTCTTGCCGCTACAGCCGGCACATTTGTAATAGCACCGTAAGTTAAAAGACCCCTATTATAATAAATAAAAAGGCGGTTTTAAAACCGCCTTTTTGGTTTAAATGCAAATTTTTACAAAAGAAAGAGAAACACCATGACATCAGAAGATATAAAACTACAACCGATAGAAATTGATTTTGAGGGCGAAAAATTAAATCTTGAATATGATAATACTTCAATCGCTTATGTTGAAACAAAAACGGGCAAAGGTATTTTTAAGCTAAAAAATTTAATTTTTGCTAATAATCTTACCTTACAAGATTCTGTTCAGGTTTTCGTGGCCGCTTTAATAAAACACCATGATAATGAAACTGTTGAGCGGATTGGCAAAAAATTATCTGAAAATATTTATTTATTGCCAAGATATAATCAAGATATCGTAGATGCATTTATGAAACCGCATTATGCTCCTGAAATTTATAAAAGAATTGTAGAAAATGAGGCAAAGATACCCGAAAAAAAGTCCCCGAAGAAGGACCCGAAGGTATAGATTGGGATGAAAGTTACAAAATTGCCCGATTTTTTTTAGAGCAAACGGATGCGGAATTTTGGGCGAGTAACCCAAGAAAAAATTTGGCACTGATTTATTTAAGAAGAGAATTTATAGAACAACGAAATACACCTGCACCCAACCCGCAATTTGCGGGAATGTCGGGTAATGAAATTGCTATGAAATTTTTATGATTAATCAAAGGAAATTATGTCAACAAACAGCGTAAATATAAAAGTCGGATTAGACGGAAGCGAATTCAACAAGGGGATTAAGGCAACTATTGCAGAGTTTAATGCCCTTAAATCTACCGTAAATCAAAATAAAATAGCTTGGCAAGAATCTAATCAAGAGTTAAAGAAATTCGCTCAGGAATTTAATGCTGCAAAAACCCAAACTCAAGGCATGAAAGATAAACTTGCCACCCTAAAAACAACTGTTGAAAGTAATAAAATTGCTTACGGCGATGCAAAACTTTCTCTTGATAAATATAAACAAGGGATGGGAAATATAACTCCGGCGGTAAACAATCTTAAAGGCTCAGTAAGTAAACTTGGCGGAGCCCTTTCAACTCTCGGTGCCGGTTTTTCTCTATATGCGGTTGCCAATGAAGTAAAAATGGCAGGCATTGCCTATGAAGAACAATTAAAGACCTTAAATCTTTTTCATTCTGCATTAAAAGCAACAGGCTATGCAAGCGGTGAAACAGCTGAAGAACTTGAGGTGATGGCACAAAGATATTCAAGCTTGACCGGCATTCAGGATGAAAACGTTGCCGCAGCCGAGGATATGCTTTTAACCTTCAGGAATATAGGCAAAGATATTTTTCCTCAGGCCACACAAGCAACACTCAATATGGCTGTTGCCATGAACCACGGGCTTGCCCCCGATGCGGACATGTTGACTAAAACCGCAATAAGATTGGGCAAAGCATTAAACGACCCAATTTTAGGCATGACTGCCCTTAGGCGTGTCGGTGTTATGTTCACCGAACAACAACAGGAAATGGTCAAGCAAATGGTACGCTCTGGAAATGGTCTGGAAGCACAAAAATATATACTTAAAGAACTTGAAAGAGAATTCGGCGGAGCTGCTCAAGCTGCCGCAACTATGGGAGATAAAGCTAATGTAGCTTTTGACCAGATGCAACAAGCATTGGGACATTTTGAAGAAAGCGGAGCCGGAAAAGAAATTTTAAATTGGTGGATTGAGCAAGAAAATCATGTTACCAATTTAATAAATAAAATTCGCCTTTATTCTTCCAGTATAAATGAACTTTCAATACAAGATGCCAAAGATAAATTATCCTTATTAGACGCAAGCGAAAAAAAATATATCAATAAATTTTCATTAAATAAAGCTGGGGCCAGAGATGTTTATGACAGTCATTATGCAAATGAGCGTGATGCCCTTGCAAAAAGAATAATTGAATTAAGAAATCAACAAAAAGCAGAAGAGTCGAAGGCAAAAGGCAATAACGGCGAAAATGATTTTAACAAAGGAAGTGTTACCAAAAAAGGTAAAAGCTATGATGCAATCTTAAACGAACAGGCGAGCTTACTAAAAGCTCAATCAGACCTTGAAATTGCTTCAAATGATTATACTGATGCCCAAATTTTAAAGAAAAAAATTGAATTACAAGAAAAATTAATTGCTTTAGATAAATCAACCACAACAAAAGGCAAAACCGAGCAAACACAAGCACAAGCTGAACTCTTAACGCTTCAAAAGCAATATAATCAGCAGGTTGTAAACGATAAACTAAAAGCGTTAGAGCAAGCATCTTCTGAAAATAAAATTTATGCTCAAATGGACGCAATGGACAAGTTAAACAACATGAGTTTAACTGAAAAACAAATTCAGAGCATAAAAAATCAATCTGATTTGGAGCAATTACAATCTGAAATAAGAACACAACAGCAAATTTTAATATACAAAAGTTACGGTGTTGATGATATTTCAAAATTAAGCGAAAAAGAAAAAGACGAATATGACAAAGCACTTTTAGATAAATTGCAATCAGAAGAAAAATATCAAGAAAAACTTGGGGCTATAAGAGATCAGGAACGACAAAAAAATAAACAAATGGCTGATTCAATAGCGGGGACTTTATCAGACGGTTTAAAATCAGCTATAGACGGCACAAAAACAATGAGTGAAGCATTTGCCGATATGCTTGAAACAATGGCAGCTGATTTAATGACATCAGCATTAAAAAAACAACTCGAAAATTTATTTAATCTAAACAGTCAAATAAATACTACATCTACCGGTTTTAGTTCCGGTGGCGGGTTTTGGTCAGCTGCGTTATCAACTGTTGGTAGTTTATTTGGCGGAGGATTTGCTGATGGTGGTCAGCCTCCTGTAGGAGTTCCTTCAATAGTAGGTGAAAATGGACCCGAGTTGTTTATACCAAGTACCGCCGGGACTATAATTCCAAATCATGTTCTGGCCCAATCTACATTGGCAAATCCCGTAAACCAAATTCAGCAACAGCAACAGCAACAAGCACCAATAATTTATGCCCCTCAAATAAATACAAAGGCAAAAAAGGAAGATGTTATGAGTGCCTTAAATGAAAGCAGCAGGGAGTTTTTTGCCTACCTTGGAAAGGGGATACAGGGTAATTATGGTAATATAAGACCGTTATTAAGAGGTGTTAAATAATATGACAATTCCTGTATTTAATTTTCCATGCAAGCGTGCTTATCAAATGAGCAGCAAGTGGAATACAATCATTGACCAAATGTTCTCAGGAAAGGAACAACGCCGTAACCAATGGACAGATGCACAAAAGACCTGGAATTTGAGTTTTGACAAAACGCCCGAAAATACAACGGCTGTTTTGGCTTTTTTTGATGCCCGCAAGGGTAAATTTGAGGCCTTTAACTGGGTTTGGCCAACGGATATGGGCGGGGATGGTCAAACGTACCTTGTCCGCTTTGATACTGACGAATTAAATATGGATATGTTCAATGGGTTTTCTGAGTTTCAATTAAAGTTAGTCCAAGTGTTTAGTGCTTGATAATAAGGAGTTTGCCCCCCACCTCAATCCTCCCCCTCAGGTGGGGAGGAAGAATAACAAAAGGAATTATTAATTGGCTAAAAAACTAACAACGGCACAAAAAACAGCGGTAACTCAGGCTACTGTTAAGACAAGAACATTATTAAGTATTACAATTGATGATACAACATCAATCAGAATACTTGAAAATGATACGCTGACAGCACTGACCGTAGGCGGAGTACAATATTTTGCCGGCATGGTAACAAGAGGCGACCTGCAAACCTCAAACGGCAACGAAATAGAAAAAATGCAAGTAACTATTTCTAATGTTTGTCAGGAAATATCGGGAATTATCGCAAACGAAGGTGACACGCTTACGAATAAAGACTGCCTAGTTCTTGAAGTTGTTTATGATGTTGAAACCAACGCATTTATAGGCGACCCGGTGCTGATTTTTGCGGGCAAAGTAAATAATCTGACTTTGAATGTTTCAACATTTCAGTTTGATGTAGAACGCTCAACAGGCGGTTATTCTACAGCAAGCCCCAACGCTACCTATGACGTCAATTGTCAGGTGAAAAAATTCAAAGACATAAGATGCGGCTATACAGGCTCTGCGACAAAATGCGACAAGACACTTTCAAGCTGCATTGCACTCAATAACTCGCTTAATTTTTACGGATTTCCGACTATTCCTCAAGAGATGGTGGTGAGGAATTAGAAGGTGTTTCAACATTATCTGTCAATGCCCAAACCAAAGAAATCACCCAACCCAAAAATGTCCAACCGAGAAAAATATTTAAAACAGTGATGGCACTTGCATTGTTATGTCTCCTGTTTGACGCAATAATGCTCGGAAATAAATACAAACATAATATTATTAAAAATATGACTAATGCACTCATTTTTCACCTAATAACCAGATTGTCTGTAAACTATAATATTAGTATTACCCAAATATCCAATTCCATTAACCATGTGAGTAATAAGTTTACCGTTTGGTGTAAAGGCAAAACCGTTATTTTTTGAAACCATTAAGGTAGTTTTAATTAATTTTCCACCAGTATTATATATATATCCTCTATGCGGATATGTATCAGATGGTTTATCATATTTAGCTATAGACCTAAGTCTATTATCCATTCCATAAGTATATGATATTGTTAAATCATCTTTAAATCTAACATCAAAGCCAATTGGTACATTATTTGAATTATAACCATAAATTACATCGGCATTGTAGCTATTACCATCATAATAAAGGTGGCCTTGCGGTCCTATATCATTAACTTGACCTTGTTGAATATATTCACGGGCAGAATCAACTGTATAAGAAATTCCGCCTTGTAATTCTGTCGCAAAAACACTCTGAGAAACAATAAAAATAATTCCTAAAACAATAATAAATTTTTTCATCACACATACCTCTTTTTATATAGGATAACATATTTTGATAAAAATTCAAGACTTAAAAGCATTGGTTGGCGGCAAATATGAAGAAACAGACATAAAAGGTAATTACTTAAACTGTTTTTCGCCTGTTTATTTAATTTATCCGAACGCCCCAAAGTTTAAAAAGCCAAAAGGAAATAGATGTTTCGATTATGCCTTATTAAAGGTTAAAAAATACTGTTCTGAAATACCCAAAGAAGATATGAAACCTTTTGATATTATTGTCTTTTATAAAGTTTTCAGAGCAATGCATATTGGCATTTATTTGGGTGACGGCCTTATTTTTCACTGCGGACTTGATAAAAAATACCAAATAATAAGACTTGTTAAATATTATGAATTTATAAAAGGCGTGTTTAGATATAATGAAAAAGAATAAAATTTTACTTATAATATCATTAGTTTTAATCGCCTCTTCTATCCCTCAGCCGGCACATGCTGACCCAATTTTATTTACTATAGGGTTTATTATCGGATTTCTTGGGGAAACGGTAATTGCGGCCGCACCATTCATTGTTATTGGTGGTTTATCTTGGGGCATAAGTGCTCTTTCAGGTGCGTTCAGTTCAAATAAAAAAGGCAATGAATCGTCCTCTCCCACTTATCAATTTGGGGCTTTGGCAACTCAACAAAATAACACTCTACCTATTCCAATAATTTATGGCAAAGTCAAGGCCGCAGGCAACATTGTGTGGCAATCTGATGCCACACAATCAACCTTGCAAAGGCTAGTTTCTTATGCAGACGGTCCGATACATAGTTTTTTGGATATAAGATTAAATGATACTCCAATAAATGAATTGTCCGGCTGCAACTATACGGCATATACAGGAACGGCAAATCAAACAATTGACGGCAGGGTTACAGGTTCAACAGATCTCGAAAAGGTTAAATTCACAGGCGGACTAAAAAATACTGCTTATCTTGCATTCACAGCACTTGCAAGTGACCAGCTAAGCGGCAATTTTACTTCAACCGCTATGATAAAAGGTTCATTGGTACGTAAATATACAGATTTAACCCATTTTACAGACGGCAATTATTCAAACAATCCGGCATGGTGTATTCTCGATTTTCTCACAAGATATAACGGTTGCGGTTTTGATTACAGCATTATTGATATTCAAAGTTTTATAGATGTCGCTTCATATTGTGATGTTTTAATATCAAATACTATGACCGGAACAGTTTCTACAAGCGGCACAACCGTTACAGGAACAAATACCAAGTTTAAAACAGAAGCTTCAATTGATGATACCATCACAATAAGCACAGAAAGCAGAATCGTAACAGCAATTACAGATGATTTGTCCCTGACTGTAGATTCTGCCTTTACTACAGTTGCAAATCAAACTGCAATACAAAAACAGCCGAGATTTACACTCAATTTTATTCTTGATGAGAGGAAATCCCGCCTTGATTGGATAGCCGAATTATGTCTATGTTTTCAAGGCAATTTAATTTATCAACAAGGAAAACTTGTTTTAAATGTGGATAAACCTGATATTGTTATGCAAGTATTTGATAAAAATAATATCATTGATGGCTCTGAAACCTTTAATTTTACAACGCGAGAAAACCGCTATGATATTGCAAAGGTTCATTATCCTTCACCGGTTGATGAATACGCCCTGATTTATGCACAAGCTGAAGCTGAAACATTTCAAAATGAACAGCCGATAGTCAAAGAAATTGAAATTTATGGAGTAACAAATTTCAGACAGGCAAGCCGTTTGGCTTGGTTCTATCTCAATCAGTCAATTACATGTAAACAAACAATTACTTTTAAAACTTCAAAAGCAGGACTTGACAGAACTATCTGGGATTTAATTGCCGTTACTTCAACTTTCGGCGGATTTGTCGAAAAAAAATATAGAATAATCGGAATGTCAGAGGCTCAAGAAGGGCAAATACAAATAACAGGGATTGAATACAACGAAAATCTTTACACTGATCAGCAAGGAAGTGCCGCTCCTGTTGTGAATTATGTTTCAATTGCAAACGCCTACGGAATTCCAGCAGACGTTTCATATTTTCAAGCCTCACAAAACCTTAATTTGGTTCAATTAAATTGGACAGAGATTTCCGGCATGAATATAACTTATGAAATTAGAGAAGGTGCAAGCTGGGAAGTCGGGACAATTATAGCAAAGGAACTTACCGGTTCAAATTACTCTATTTCTTTAAATGGACTTGGTACTAAAAATTATTGGATTAAGGCTAAAAATAAATATAATTATTCAAAAAATGCAAAACAATCAATTTTGGTTATAACAGATATTCCGCAAATGAATGTAATCGTGTCAAATAATATTTTAACCGGCGGAACTTTCAATAATACCGTAATTTATAACAATAAATTAAAACTGATTTCAGATGGTACAATCTGGACAGACTATAGCCCGGAACTCTGGACAAATAATGATACAGCAAAATCATATAACCAAAATGGCAAATGGGGTTGCAGAGTTGTCACTACCGGTACTTACACAAGCCCTGTATATGATTTAGGCGAAGTGTTAAACTCAATTTTTTCAATAAATTATGACGCCTATTTATTTGACGGACAAAGTTCTGTTGTTATAGAGATAAGAACATCTGAGGATAATATAACTTGGAGTGACTGGGTTTTATTTTCCATGGGGTCATACAATTGTAGGTATCATCAAGAACGAATAACTTTAAATAGTCCATTAAAAAATCAAATATATATTAGTAATTGTATTTTAAGTGTTGATGTTCCAGACAGAATTGAACATTATAACGGACTTGAAATAACGGACGCAAACACTGGCTATGTATTAATTTTTGCAACAAACCCGCAAAGTAAAATATCAAAGTCTTATAGTGCCATTCCTGCTGTAATACTTACCCCAAAGGCTCAAACAAACATTATTCAAACGGCTGAATATTCAAATAAAACAAAAAACAGCGTAACAATCAGGCTTAAAGATGCTTCGACAGGAGCATTTCTTACCGGCGAGTTTGATTGTGTAGTGAAAGGATATTAATATATGGAAAATTCACATACATGGACACCCAATGCAATGGAAGTAGGAACTGTTGAAAATCCGGATGTGGTCAATGAAAATCTTGAATTTTTAAAGTGGGCATTTGATAATTTCAATTTACCGCACAAATTCTGCGTAAACTCCGGTAATGTGACAAGCGATGTTGCAGATTTACTGGCCTACTCTAGCGGTACATTGTCAACAAAAACAGGCGGAAGTTATGCTAATGCCGTAGGCTCAAACGCTCAAGGCACTCAAATCACTCTAAATACTGCCGCTACACTTGACATGAGCGGCTATGCCAACGGAACTTATAATATTTTTGCAAAACCTGACGGAACGCTTGAGGCATTAAATAATACAATTTATAGACAGCCGAATGAGCCTCAGCCATTACCTGACAATATGTATAACGCTTGTCCCAAAAATGGACTTTTAGGTTACTACAAACTCAACGGCAATTTGAACAATGAAGCGTCAGGCTATCCTTTAACATTAACAGGTACAGCTACTTATACGACAGGAAAGTATACTGATACGCAAGCAATGACCTTAAATTCGTCAAACTATATAATGTCAAATAGCTTGGCAACGGGAGCAAATGCAAAATCAACAGGTTTTATTTTTAAAACCACATCAGCAAGCAATCGTATATTTACAAATGGGACAGTTGCAGGTGGCACACCGCCATATTGGGGAGCAAGTACAAATGCAAATGGCACTTTCCATTTTGAAACGGGTTCAGGAAGTAATGCTATAAATTCGACTGCTGCTGTCAATGATGGCAACTGGCATTTTGTGATGGTAACATACGACGGCACTTCTTTATCATTATATATTGATGGTGCTTTAGTCGGAACTGTTACAGCGGGCAGTCTAGGAACTTCCCCGAGTAATTTATATTTTGGGTATGAAAGTTCTGGAGAAACTGTTTCAGATGTGTCGGTCTATAACAGAGCATTGACGGCCAGTGAAGTATCTTCAATGTGGAATACTTCTCCTGTTCCTTTAACAAATAGTGTCTGGTTGAATACATCCGTTGAGCCTTTTACTGCTCAAAAATATACCAGCAACACCGTAAAGGTTGATTTCTTAGATATCCCGCTCGGCACGGCTACGGTCGCAAACGGTCTAATTACAGCAGTTACAACAAACCCTTACAACCAAAATGGGTATGATGTGAACTATCAAACTCAAGGATACAGGTTTCCAAACAAATCTTTGGCAATAAATAAAAGTGCAAATACTACATACACCGCAGAATGTGACTTATGGGCTTATTTTACCTCAACAAATGCTGTGCCTATAAATAAAGGTGAAACATATTCTTATACCTCTGTTTTTACAATATACCCTGCGAAAGGAGCGTCTTAAATGTACGTTGAAATCAAAGAAAATAAATTACTCAGCTGGTGTGAAAAACCATATTTGGATTATGTTCACGTCGATATTGATTATTCAACCTTTGACCCTTTAAAGTACGAAGTTTATGACGGCGAGTTGGTTGATATATCCGACACCGCTGAATATAAAGCAAAGATTGCACAAGCCGAAATGGAAGCTTTGTCAAAACAATTCATCTCAACAAGCCTCGGATATTTAAAAAAAGCAACGGCCGTCGGCGATTTGTTGTCGATTTTTAATACTTATTCCATAATTGTCAACCGTCAATGCGTTTTGCCCGCAGGGGTTTTGTTAATTTATCAAGCGGATAAATCATCCGCATATAACGAAGAAATGACGGCAGAAGCTTTCAACGACTTGTTTGATGAGGTTACGGCCGCTTATTTGAGCAGCTTTAAGGGGATTTAATGATGACCGGTAACATAATAAATATAATCCAAGGCGACAGCACCGACTTTTTGGGCGGAGTTGCTTTTACTGTAAAAATTAATACAACACTTGATTTAACCGGCTTTAAGGGCCGTTTTCAGATTGCAAAAATAATAAAAGATTTTGCTGATGTGTCAAGTAAATCTGTAAATATTGTTTTAACAAAAGAGGACACGGCACTATTGCCAATAGGCACTAACTATGGGGCGTTTAAACTCTATGATACAACCGAAAAATGCCGCACTATTTTAAAAAATATTACCTTTAATGTATCAAAAATTCAAGTAGAAAATCCAGCTGAAGAAGTTGAGGGATAAATGGCCGACGATATAATTTTAGAAGTTGAAATACCTACGGCTCCGAGTATTGACATGGGTGTTGAACTGCCGGAAAATAATTCGATTGATGCAGATGTTAATATTTCTATTACAGAGCATGATAAATTACTAAACAGAAATTTGGCAAACCAACACCCGATTAGTGCAATTACATATTTACAATCAATACTTGATGAAAAATTAGAAGAAGAAATTGAGCCACTTTATAATGCCGATAAACCATATATAGCCTTAAAGAGCGAACTTATAACAAAATCAGACACAAATCACAATCACTCTTTGAATAATTTGACTGAAAAAAGCTATAACTCTTTAACTGACAAGCCAAATATACCAAGCCAATACACTGACGCAATGGCTCAAAGTGCCTTATCATCTCAATTGGCTTTAAAATCTGACAAGGCCGTTGAAGTAACTCACGCAAGTCTTTATGACCTTATTAATAATTCAGAACTCATCCCTGAGCAATGGTATTTGGTGACTGATTTCAAGAACAAAACTATCATTGGAAATACAACTCCCGTCGAATTGCACACGGGCGAGATTGAACAGATTTATTTAAAGGCTAATTCAGTAAGCACTCTCGAAGTAAATGGCTACTCCAAAACTTATGCAAATGAAGCAATTAGATTTCAACAAAATCCTGCCCCGATATTAGCAAATCCTTATTGCTATGCTTATAGCGACGGTGCTGGGGGATTATACCAAGAAGGTGATTGGCACTTAGTACCTGTTAGTGATACAACTATTGAGTTAGCCACTTTTTATGCTGAATTTGATACCAGAATAAAAGATGGTAGTTTTTGGCTTAGTGGAAACGACCCCGTTAACGGACTATCTATTGAACTTTCAGATTCAAACGAAAATGACGATTGGGAATATGACCCTGATACTCATCAAATAACTCTACTCGATGGAAGTAGTTCTTACGTTTCGCAAGGCTTTAGTTTTTTAAATCTAATAGAACCAGATGGATACGTTGAAGCATCTTTCTCTTATGCTTCAACTACTTTCGACGGAAATATAATCGGCCGATATAATTCATTTTTAAATTTAAACGTTGATTCCGATTACAGAAGTCAATTATTCAGACGATATAAGCCTTTAGCCGATTTATGGATTTCCGGCACTTCTGCAGTTGCCGGGGCTGTATATAACTACAATGGTTATGTCTGGGGCTGTTTAGTCGCAACCACATCATCTCCGTCACAAAGCTACCAATGGTGTAGGTTAATGCCGTATGAAACATATTTGGGCGGTAGCATTACAATCTATTTGAACGGTTTCTCAATTTCTTTAACAATCGATTCTTCTACATACATTGATTATCCAATGTTTAATGATGATATAAGCACTTTAACATCACCGTTAAATATCACAATAAAGGCTTACGATACTTCACCAGTAGATATTATATTCAGAGGCTCACTAACTGGATGTCAAAATTCAACCATATATGCTAAGTCTACGACCGTATTACAACAAATCTTAAATTCACAAGTTAGATTAAATAATTGTGTTATATCAACTGCTGATAATGTCACTATCAAGAACGGAGCTAATTGTTTAATAAACGCAATTAGTCAAGGAAGCACGGCAGATGACCTGTTGAGTACATACATATATTCGATGACACAGACTAACATAAAAACCTGTTATAACACAATCTTTAATGGTAATTGTTCATTAAGTAAATTTGATTATAGTTATTCAAATATGTTCTGCGGACAATGCACAAATTCTTATTTGGCCTCAGCTTCGAATAATAAATGTTATGGAGGATTTACCGGCAACAATGCTTACGGTATTTTTAACAACAACAATTTTTATGAGACAAGTGCTTCGTCTGCATTGGGAAACACCTTTCACACTACTTTTACATATAATAGTTTTGATTTAGTTGTACAATATAATACTTTTTATGCAGTATACACCTATAATTATTTTGGGGATTTGGTTACAAATAATTTCTTTTACAATACAGTGGCTTACAATAATGCCACAGGATTATTAAGTGGAGCCGGAGCAAAACTTAATGCTGCCTTGTTAAAAAACTATTTTTATGGCCAGATGATGGGTAATTTCGGCGTCGTAACTTCCGCTATTCAAATACAAAACAATGAATTTAAAGAGTTTGGATACAATGAATTCAAAAACGGCGGAACGAGTTATATTGTTGAAAACAAAATCCGTAGTGCTTTTCAAAGTAATACTTTTGCCGAGTTGGGGAATGTTGATTTCAGCAACAATAAAATAGAAGGCAACGTCACTTCAAATCTGCTTAAAGTCGGTAAATATATTTATAATGAGAACCATGGAATGTTCACAAGCAACACTCTTAATTCTTCGTCCTCATTATTTCCGACTTGGAACATTTTTTATAGAAATTGTAGCGGAAACACCTTTAACGCCGCTACATTCTCATTTAATATTTTGAAATATGATTTTAACAATAAGGGAATATTGACGGCCAATACCTTTAATTATACTGAATTAGGAACTGCTTATGGACAAGTTCCTCGTAATGTTTCCGGCAACTTCACAGTATCGGCAAACGCTAGCAATCAAGACAGTGTTATTTATGTAACCACCGGAGATATTAACGACGTTATTGCAACGCTTCCACCCGCATTAGGTTGGGGCAGAATGATAACTCTTATTAAGATTGATAGCGGCACAAAAAATGTTGTCGTTACGGCCGACACATCCGGCACGGCGGATTTAATCAACGGTGTGGCAACGTACACAATTTCGGGTCAATTTAGTTCAGTGACTTTACAGGATTATGTCCAAGACAAATGGGCAGTAGTGAACAAAATATAAAGGAGGAAAACCATGACGGACATACGCAAACCGCTTAACGTTCAGGTAGCGGAAATAAAAACACAACTTAACGAAAACAAAACGGATTTGGACGAAGTGAAAAATACGCTTCAACAAATTTTAACAATTTTATCGACAATAAATATTGCGGGTAGATAGATGCTTTGGCTTACAACTAATTTAAAAATGATTTTTGTGGGATTCGCATTTTTCTTACAATTTAAATTTTAAGAAAGGAAAATAATTATGGGAAAGATTTTAAACACAGCAAAAGCAGCCGTTGTCAAAGTTGACGACATTCTGGATAGCCTTAAGGATGATATACAAACGGATTTGCCAAAGATTAAAAAACTGTGCAAAAAAGCCGTTGCAAAAGTTTCTATTGCTTTAGGCAGTACGACAAAAGACGACGAAGCAATTTCAGCATTGTTGAAAGCGGCTATTATCGCCGGAGTTTCAAGCATGACAAGCGGAAGCGTAACACTTACGTCGGCTCAACTTGACCCGATGTTTGACACGGCCTTTGCCGAAATAAACAAAAGAGAATTAGCTTTCGGCAATAAATTAAATGCAGAATTGGCGGCAGAAGAAACAAAATAGGCGGTGATATGATTACATATTGCAATAATAATTTTTTAAAAATAACCTCAGATGTTGAGCCTTGCCTTACTGTTCAGGTACCTTTGGAAATTTACGGCAAGGAAGAGCAAGAAATTATTAAAGAGAAGCCGTTTTTAAACAAAAGGCATATTCTTTTTAATTTTTATTATGGTGCTGAACAATATTGCCTATTGTTTAATAAGGGATACAGATGGGACGGTGCCACAATACCGCCCGGTGTCCGTTGGATTATCGGACCGCCTTCACACCCTGCTTTTTTGCTCGCTTCAATGGTACATGATAAGCTTTGCGAAAATCATTATTTAATTGATAATGACCGCTATTTGAGCTCTTTGATTTTTAAAGAACTTTTAATCGCTTCAGATGTTAGCAGTTTTAAAGCAAATATCATGTTTTATGCCGTAGACAATTTCCAAAAGTTTTTTGGGGGATGGAAAGAATGAAAGTAACACCGATAAAAACCGCACCAATACCGCCATTTATGGGCAAGAGCAGACAGAAGAAAAGGGTTGAGAAGTAATATGACAGAGATAAAAGCAGATTTTGACTTAGTAGGAATGGCTAGAAAAATAGACCGTATAGAACAGGCTGTTTTAGGAAATGGCGTTCCCGGACTTTGCCAAAGGGTTAGTGATTTAGAGAAAAGTGATAAAGCCAGTTATAGAATAACCGGAATTTTCGCGGGCATAGGGGTTGTTGCAGGCTCTATTATTACTTTCCTAATACAAATATTCAGGGGATAAAATGAAAATATCACAAAAGGGAATTAATTTAATAAAAAATTTTGAAGGGTGCAGGCTTGAAGCTTATAAATGTCCTGCCGGAGTTTGGACTATTGGGTATGGGCATACGAGAACGGCAAGGTATGGTATGAAAATAGACCAAGCAACCGCCGAAATTTTACTTAAACAAGACCTTATTATCCACGAAAATAATGTTTCAAGGCTTGTCAAGGTGCCGTTAACTCAAAATCAATTCGATGCACTTGTAAGTTTTGAATATAATGTGGGCTACGGCAATTTTTCAAGCTCAACTTTGTTAAGAAAGCTTAATGCCCGAAGATTTGATGAAGTTCCCGCAGAATTTAAAAAATGGGTTTATGGCGGCGGTAAAGTTTTGCCCGGACTTGTGAAGCGTCGAGAAGCAGAAAAAATTTTATTTTTATCTTAG